ATCTGTTGGTAATGCATTTGTTGTTGTATTTAACTTGACAAATTCAAAAGAATTGTTTATAGTCGGCCCGCCTGGGTTTACAGCTGCACCATCTTTAAATACATTACGACCAAATCTTGCAACTTCTTCTTGAATAATAGTCTGCATTTGCGTAAGTTCTCTTGCCTGCAATGCACGACCAGAGTTAAATAATATTCTATGATAATTATCACTATCTAGAAAATCATCTTTATATGTGGTTTCGAAACTATTTTTAGTAAAGTTAGTTGCCATTTTATTATACCTGAATTACAATTTTAATATCTTCTGTTTGGTCTGCAGAACGAGTCACCGCAGAACGATTGTCAATATACATTAGTTCACCCGTATGTGGGTTTACTTCAAATGCAGTTGTAAATGCACCCGCACTATCTAATACACCCGTACCAGTTCCGTCCGTTTCGTTTACAGTTTCACCTGCTTGGAAAGACCTAAATCCAGTATCGTCATTTTGGTGATAGAATACTGAGTTTCCAGAGTCTTTATCAATAAATGCTTTTGCACCAGAAGTTGCACCTAATATGGTTTTGTCTTCTGAAAAGTCAGTATTTACTGCAGAAAAGTTTAGCGCTTTTAATGCACGACCAGTTCCCGCTGTGAATGCAGTAGAAACTCCATTACCGCCATGTCCCGCAGAATCTACTTGTGGATTTTTTATTAATCCTACTTGTCTAAAGTCTTGTCCGATTACAAAGTCAAGTGTTTCCGTTCCCGAAGGTTTTGCATTAAACATAATTGCAGATGCTTTAAAATCAACTGTTGGGTCATTACCAAGTCCACCTTGAGCTGCAAGAATAGTTCTAATCTTTGCGGGTTTACTTGGAGTTCCCCCACCAGTCACTTCAACATTTGCATAATCATAACCACTACCAAAGTTTGCAATCTTAAGTGTTGCATCCGAACTATCTGCAACTTCTACTTTAACTACTTGTCCACCAGATATTGTTGCAGTTGCAGTTGCACTTGAACCGTTTCCTCTTATTGTTAAGGTTGGTGCAGAACCATATCCCGCACCCGCAGAGTCAATACCATAACCAATAACTTGTCCATGAATAGCTCCATCTTGTACAGCTTTTTGTTCTACATCCGATACTGGTGAGTTTGAGTCAGTTGAGGCAATAAATTGCACTGGTAAGAAGTTTGCAGACTGAAATTTGTTTGCATTTGTTGAACTAACAGTATACATAAACTTCCAAACATATCCATCAGAAGTTAAAAACGGTGTACCCGTAGTTCCCCCAGTAGGTTCTACTGTAGATGCAACTGCAGTACCCGTTGCAGATTTAGCGGAACGAATTACCATGTATACTTGTTGGTTTGTATTTATTACATAATAAGAGTTAGCTGGATATCCAACTTGAGTGTCATCGTATGCAGAATAAAATGTACCAGTAGACCAGTTATATCTAGGAATTACTAGTGACACATCACCAATTAATTTCATAGATTGCATAGAGTTTCTAAAATCATTTTCTTCTGCTTTTGTTCTTATAGGGGTTGGAGACACATCCGAGTCATTCCATGTTTCAGAACGACCAATAGCTGCATAGTATTTATTTGATGCATCACTATCGTTTAATTTAAGTAAGTCTACGACTAAATTCTTAAGTGGGTCTGTTATAATCGCTGCCATTTTTTATTACGCTACTGCGCCTCCATATGTTGCAAGTACTTGCCAGTTTGTTCCGTCAAAAACTAAAGTTCCAGTTTCATTTTGTTGCAATGCTAAAGTAGTTCCCGCACCAAAATTTGCGGGAGTGATGGTTGCAGTACCAGCACCACTTACACTAATGTATTTAACTTGTCCAACAACACCATCTGCAAGTGAATATGCACCCGCAGTTCCTTTAGTTATTTCACTATATGGTAATACTACTGATAATGCACCATTACCACTTACAGTTTCTTGTTTTAATATTTCAGGACTATTTAATAAAATACCCCCAGTTCCTTGTCCTTCTATCTCTATGTCAACATTAGTGTCCGTTCCTTTTGCACTTATTTTTGGATTATTATTTGTTGCATTGTTTGTTATGTTGACATGATTAACTGCACTCGCAGTCTTAGTTAATTCTAATACCTCATTACCCGCAGAGTCTTTTAAAATACCACCACCAGACAAACCTGTGATAGTAGGAGCATTGATTGTTGGAGTAGTTAAAGTTTTGTTCGTTAATGTTTGTGCATGTGCATTGAAAGTAAATTCATCTGCACCAGTCAATAAAGGTAATGTGACTGTTCTATCAGCTGCAAGTTCTGATACTGCAACCACATATTGGTGGTTTGCACTCGTATCGTTTATCTGTGGTGTAGTCAATACGGGACTTGTAAGAGTTTTATTAGTTAGTGTATTAGTACTTGAGTCTAATAAGATATTACCACTCGCATTCGGAAATACTATTTGTCTATCTACAGTTGGGTCAGTAAAAATTAAAGTAGTCTCATGTGAGTCTGCAGTCGCACCTTCAAAGGTGACATTACCGTCACCAAAAGATATTCTTGAAGTCAATGCGGTTGAGTCTCCCCCCAACATAGTATATATTTCTGAGAAGTTAGAATTTATTTTAGTAGCAGCTGAACGAAGAGTATCACCCGTTCCGTCATTTGCGGTTGTTCCATTTGCGATTACTGATTTTGCCATTTTTGTTTCCTATTCTCCTATTTATACAAGTTATTAACTTAAATGTGATGCAGAATCTAATTTACTATAATAAACATCACTATCTGCACTAAAGAATTCAAATTTCTCTTGGTCAAAGGTTTCCGAAGTAAATGCATTACTAAAGTCAATGTTCTGTGTACCAGTTGTACCAGTTGAATCTGCATCAAATGTCGGACTGGTTCTTAATTCTGCAGCTCTTAATGACTCATATTGTTTTGAAATATCAACAATACTAGTAGTTTGAAGAGACGCAAGTAAATTATCATCAATAATAACTCTTTTGAATACTCCGTCACTGTCACCACTATCCCTTGCAATCCCAGTTATTTCTGGTGCAAATTGTATAACATTATCAAAGTTAAATGCAGTCGCACCCACTACATCAATTGTTCCTACATCTGAGTCAACAAGACTTATTGGTGCAGTTAAAGCATTATCAACAATACCTTCTAGTCTTACTTCTGAACCAATGAACATTCCTGCTGGATGTACAAATAATTTATAAGGTCTTTGCCATGTTTTAACTGGTAATTCACTAATTATCTTGATTGCAAATTGTTGAAATAATTCTGCATTTGTTAAAAATTTTACTGACTCCGCACCTATTTCGCTTCCTTCCGTACCAATTTTAAAAACATCTTTTTTCGTATATACTACCTCTACATCAATACCAAAGAACATACGAAAAAATTGTTGAATTGAAAACTTTGTACCTTTTGAACGATACAAATTATTTGAAAATTTAGCAGCAGTTCTTTTGTCAACAAACCCTTCAAAGTAAGACTGTCCTAATAATAATTCATCTTCAATGTAATTTAACATAGAAGTATCGACTTGGTTAATATCACGACTATAAAATAAATCATTAACCAATCTACTTGGAGAGACATCACTGTCTTCAAAGTGATAATATTCTTCTAGGAATGAAGTTATTTTTGGATAATCAGTTTTAAAATACTCAGGAAGATTTTTCTTTACTTCCAAACCAGTAGTTAGAGCAATTTCTCTTCTACCATCATCCCTTAGAGTATCGTCTGATTTATGTGTCATTTTAATTTAATACATCTGTTGATACTTCAACCACTGATACTAATGACCTTCCTAAGTCATGTTTTATAACGTCTTGTCTAAAAGGTGTGACAAATGATTGGTTATCAGGTGTTGCAGTTATTTTTACAAAACCCTCACCACTTGGTATTGCATCTATTTGTAATCCTACTAAATTAATAGTATCATTCGTATATGACCCTACATTATCAACAACAATTGCAGATGCAATAGTATCAAAAACTTCAAGAATGTTAGAATTTAAACGGTTTCTTATAATACAGTTTTTATTTTGAAAAGTAAATGCAGTTGATGTTAAAATTCTATTTACATCATCTGGACTTGCAATCGCTTGAGGCATTCTTAAAGTATAATCAGATATTGCAGTTAGAGTTGGAGTAATTCTTTGTTGCATTCCGACAGTGCATCGAGAAGATAAAATTGATGGACTTACTGCGTCAATTAGTGTTAATAAATTACTTCGTCTGAATGATTGTTTAAATTTACCAGTGTTTGCATTAAAATAACTAGTTATAACATCTTGTACTTGGTTTTTGATTGCATTTTCAGAAAGAGTAGTTAAGTTAGGATTAAATTGAAAGAATACACTTGTTTCAATAAATGTTTGTACTGGGTCAGTAAATTTAACATCAAAAGATGCAACTGATAAATCTTTTGCAAGTGCAACAATACTGTCTTTTGTTGTTTGCTTAATTGTTTCTCCCGAAGTCTCATCATTTTCTACTGCATTACTAAACAGTAAAGATAAAAAGATTACACCAAATTCAGGTTCAAGTGCATCTTCACCACCAAATGAAGAAATATCATTTAATAACGAACCAAAGTTTCTTTGCACTAGAGTTGCATAATCTTCCGCAGTGACCATTCTATTTTGTGTTGCGTATTGAAATGGTGCAGTTGTTCTGATTGACGCCATAGATTCTTTTGGAGAACCACCAAAAGAGTTTGATACTGTAGTAGAAGTTATTGTGTAATTAACACCACTAACAGTTATTTGACTTACTGGAGTAAAAGTTTTTGCCCCATTTGCCTCTGCACCCGCACATGCTAGATAATCTACGGTCACTTTATTACCCGCAACTGGAGATACTCCAAGAACTGTACCATTACCAAAAGTAATTTCAAAATCTCCTTTTGGTGTTTCTTTTAGTATATAAATCTTAGAACTTTCTGTTATATTCGTTGCTTTTCTTAAATCGGTATAAGTTGTACCAGCAGAAGACGAAACAGTTTCAAAACTTCTTACGATTGCGGTATCAATGTCAATAGTTTCGTCTGGAATAATGTATGCAAAGTTTTCCGCTTGTCCAGTAATTCTAAAAGTTTTTGTTTTTTGTTTTCCCTCATAAATGAGTATATCTCCACTACCATCCGAAGATTGAAAAGTATAACTTCCATTTCCATCATCAGTTGCAGAAATATCTTCTTGAGTTTGAAAAATATATGCAACTCCATCAACTGTACTATTAAAAGTAAATCCACTCGGTATTGTTATTTTGTTAGGTCGACCAGCAACACCCGCAAGACTTGTTGTTAAATTAACAATTCCTCGAGAACAATTAACGGAATCAGGAATATATCCAATACCTTCTGCAAGTGACACTAAAGAGCTACGCAATTGTGCAGTACCAAGATAAGATTCGTTTAATGCAAAATTAGCGATGAGTCCATTAAAATGCGTATTCGTTGCAAGAACATCTAATACATTCGATAGTCCAGATGCTTCAAAATTATAATCACTAAACTCAGTCGACTGAGTTAAACTGGTCTTTAAATTATTTTTAATTGCAGTAAAATCTAGTGCGGTTGATTGAATTGTAGTTGCCATTTTATCTTAGTCTCCTTAAGTTGGTAGTAAACTCAACGACTTCTTGAGTGTTTATTATTTTAAATTCTAATTTTACACCCAATCTATTATAGTCTGGGTCAGTTTGTACTTCTATATTTAAAACTTGAACTCTCGGTTCAAATCTTTGTATTATTGCAATAATATCTCTTTTTAAAAAATAGTCACTTTCTCCGTCTGCGAGTTCAAATAACATACCTGTAATGTCCGCACCAAATTTTGCATTAAAAGGTTTTTCTAACTTATTAGTTGATAATAAATTTTTTATTGCTTGTTTTACTGCACCTTGGTCAGTCTTTTTAAAAATATCACCAGATGTACTTTTTACAGCAAAATTTAAATCTATGTCAATAAAACTTTGATTTCTTGCAGACGATACTGTGGATGTATTTAAATCCCCTTGGTCTTCTCTTGAATATGCGTATCTAGTCATACTTCTATTTATACTATTTTTCTTTAATCTCTACCAATTCATTTGCACTTTGTAAAACATTGTTATATACTGTTTCCACATTCTTACTAAAGTTTGCATCAAAAGTTTCTCCAACAACAGGCATTTCTACACCAATTTGTGCAGTTAATGACCCATCTGGATTATAGGTATCATAATCTAATATAAGTTTTTCGTAAGTTGTATAATCTTTCCAGTATTCTGCAATCTCAAATGTTGTTTCGAAATCAATAGTTCCATCTTGATTGATTACTTGGTAATAAATTAATTGTCCTTTGTTTTTCTTTTCACAATCTCCTGATAAAGTTTCTGTTGGGCCTGCACGATAAATACC